GATCCTGGTGCCTACCATTTTTTTACCACTTTCAAAATAGTTATAGGTTACTTTATAGCGTTTCATTTCTCTTGTTTTATTTCGTTAAAGTCTTGCTCACTTAAGTAGTCAAGGTACAGCTCCAGGTTGAAGCTGCCACCTTTATCACCATCACAGCTCTGCTCTCTCCACCATTGCATCTTCCTTTTAAGACTAAAAGTTGTGGGAGTAAATGTGTTTTCGTTAGTTTCCATATTTAGATATATTCAGGATTGTTATAGGCCCACTCTTCTACAAGTTGGGTTGTCTCTTCTAGCTCTCTGCTAGTCAAGGGTGTGAAGATGATATAATTTTTACCTCTTTGGTAGCTGTCTACTAGCAGTGCCTCATAGATACCCTCCTCAACAAAGTAGCATCTAAACTCAGCAGTGTATATGATACCTCCATCTTCAGAGGCCCACCATACGTTAAGGTAGCCTTTTTTCAAGTAGTCTATCTCGTAGCTCATAGTGCACAGGATATATACATTCCTACTAAAAAAAGTGTCAAGGCAGCTAAGCCTTGGATAAATTCAATAGTTCTCATCTAGTCCAAGTTTTTCGATTAATACTAATACAGTTGCATACTTGGTCTGTAATCTTTGAGCTGCAGGATCAGTATGTCCGAATGCTCCGACCATTTCATTGTACTCATCTCTCAACTCTATTGAATAGAGGAGAATAGTAGCTTTCATTTGTTCTGTTGTCATTGGTTAGTTTTTATTGGTTATGTACAAATATACGTACTTACAATGAATTGTTTACAATTATACGTTATCAATAATCATTCTAAATAAGGAATGTGAACATATTTTGTCCTCATGTATAGAAAATGCAATAATTTGGACATTAAATATAAGTAGCAAAAAGGGGTTAATATGTTAGCTATATCTTACATTAATGTACTATTCTAGCTATTATGTTAGTTATTACCAACCTTATAGTGGAAAATTCTCATCACTAAATCGGTTATATTACGGTTATGGTGGAAAATTATAACAAAATTTGTGACAAAAAATAACCCCCTACCAAACTAACCAAAGATATAGGGGGCTATGAGCTAATATATTGAGCATATTAACCTGGTGCAAATATATGTATTTTTTTATAAATTAAACTTATGACTATCAATATATTTTGTGACTATTCTATCTGATGTAGTAGCCCTTATTAACTTTATAGTAAGTATCCTACCACCAAGGGGCTTAATGGGAGCTCCACGTTCAACGTGCCACCCCTGAGAACCATCTCCATACTCTTCCTTATAGGTACCTGTTAGCATTAGGTGTAACTGCTTCTGCTTAAGTACATATCCTCCTACACTATGATGATCTATAGTATCTCTTACATCATTCCTGCAGCTGTTCTCATGAATGTGGCCCATTGTAAACACATCAAAGTTCTCATAAGTTTCTAATGCCCTGGTCAAATTGATAGCACCCTTAGTAACTATACCACCACCACCTGAGCCATGGAAGTACTTGACCTTTGTTGAGTAGGAAGATCCCCATCCTGAAAGTTGCTTAATTATAAACCACCCACCATAGCCACCTGTTTGAATATTAGATCCTGCTTTATAGTTTAATAAATCCACAAATCTCTGAAGTATATCAGTCTCTTGAAATTTGATTATAGCTGTCTCATGGTTGCCATAACCTACCAATTTAATAATGTGAGCATAGGGCAGGAACCAATCTACAGCTGTCTCAACAATACTATCTAAGTACTTTGCATTATTGTGCTCAGGTCTTATATCAGATTTATTTCTCCTGTTATCTCCCCTCCCTTGCATAAGGCAAAACATATCACCATTAATCATCACAGGTATATCCTCTTCCAAACAATAGTCTAGGTGTCTCTTTAGCATATCTCTATCACAGTGAGGGTTATCCCAGTGCAAATCTGATAGCATAGCAATTTGAGCATAGGGCTTATCAATGGTAAGCTCATGCACATTCTTAGAATGTTTGATCATAAGTAAAGTTTTAGTAATAGTCTAGTAACGAATGACAGGAGTACTCCTGCTAGAAAGCCCCAAAGTAAGAGCATCCAATTAGTTTTTGATTTTTGCTTTTTTTCAGTCTTGTAAATATACTTGTATTTAAGTACGTCTTGCTTAAGCACTTTAGTCTTATAACGATATTCTATCCTAGTCTGAAATCTCGTTTTTGGAATTATGACATTCTTAAAAAACACGATAGTATCTTTTGACGTTATTAATTTTTCCCAAACAATTGTATCATTTCGTATCACTGCAAAGCTATCCACTGATATAATTCTAATAGTATCACTATCTTGCACTAACTCTAGACCATACTTAAGTGCCTTCTTATAGTGGTATTGTGCTTTCTTAGCGTCTGAACAGCTAAATAGTAGGGATAGTACTAAAAGTGGTAGTAAATGTCTCATAGGCTCTCTAACATTGTTATCATTCGTGGGCATGGATAGATGTCACTCTTATCATGTCTCACTGAATTGTGCGTAAATATACCACTTTCTCCACGCAAAGCACGTTTATCTATATCAAAGATGGTAGCAAAGTAAGTGCGAGGTATATTATATGTATCACATAAGTAAACTAAAAGCTGTCTAGTGCTCTCTATTTGTGCATCTGTATAAGACTGCCAATAGATATGCCCTTTGTACTTTTTATCTAATATAGTCACCTCAGTATAGTCTACTTTGCCACCTACATAATTATAGTAATAACCGTTCTTTTTAGTCAATGGTCCATAGTTGCATATCTCTATGCCTACAGATATCTTATCTAAGCTCTTATATGATACTCCTGCCTCAGTAAATACTTCCTGCTTTAAGCCCAGGTGATAAGCCCAATTTTTGGAGCTGAAGCATTGCACTATAGTGCCTCTATTACCAATGATAAAAGCAGTTGCTACCTTGCCTACTTGTTTGTTAAAGTATCTAGCTACAGCTACAGCATCAGGGCCACCTGCAGTATGGTGCAAATAGATTTGTTTTTTGTCAGTAATCTCATCAACAAATTGGTCTTTAGATAGTCGGCTCTGAACTATCTTTGTTATATCTAACTCCATCTATGTCTTTTTTAATTTCTTTAGATCTTTGTAGTAAATTCTTAAAAGCTGACCATATATCTATGCCTTTTACAGCCTTGTAATTTTCGGAGATTGATATAACTTCTATGCTTACTAGCACTAGAGATAGAATTTTTGTGAGCATTAAAGGTATACTGAAAAAAACTAAAATTATATCGTTAAGTATCCAATAATCTATAAGATAAAATCCAATTACTGCCACCTCATATAAAAACAATTTAGATACAATGGCTGATAGTTTGCGTGATGTAATGGGCAGCCCTAACTTCTTTGACTTCCATATACCTGTTAGCGTATCAACAAAAATAGCAAAGCCAATTAAAAAAAGTATACCTGAGATAGGCAAAAAGAAAGATCCTACCACTGCGAAAAGTTGAATGATGTATTTTTGAATTGATGATAATAGAATGGCTAACTGTATTTTCATTAGAGTATTAAGATAGAATTGTTATATCCATTTTCTCTAAACGTGCCACAGGTGCCTAGGCAAGTTGTTTGCCATTGGTTGATGCAGCTGCAGTTGTTGAACATAGGCCTGAGATCAGTATCCTGGTTAGTGGTAGAGATAAACTGAGGAAATAGATTTCTATTAACTAGCAACCATCTGATAAGTCTCTGCTCAAAAAAGCTAGCTTTCTGTGCATAGTGCTCCATACCAAAGGCTACCTCATTACGAGATACACTAGCAGAATAATCTCCTGATTGAGTTTGTAAACCTTTGTTTTTAAGTTGGTAAGTCAAACCAAAAACAGCATCTTCAGCACTTCTCCAAGCTATTACAGGTTGAATAAACTCAACTAAATTTATCTCGTCAGGATTAAGTGCTGTGGCATTATATTGAGTTAATAAATAGTTGTAGAAAGTAGTGCCTAAAATAGGCTGTACTCTTAGTGCTGCCTGAGTAGCTATGTATGGGGTTACATCAGTAACATCCACATTTGCAGTTATAGGTGTATTAACTTTAAGATAAGTTTCAGTTATGAAATATAGCATTATACAGTTGTTTTAGTAAGTGGGGGTAAATCAGCTAGAGCTCTTATCTCATCAGGTGTCATATTATCTAGTATCTTTTGAGCAACAGTTGGGTGCATAGCACTGATTAGATTGTTAATTCTTGAAGCATCACCTTCAAGCTCTACTATGCTCTCATCTATTACCTGGAAGTTATTAATAGTGAAATCTGCAGGTATCTTAGAGATTGTTAGTAACTCGTTGAAAATATGCTCAACACAGTTCCTAAGTTCCATTACTACGTTCTTTTCAAATATCACATAAGCCTGTTTAATATCTGCACCACCACCTAATGATCCTGTAGTCCTTACACCCATTAAGATAGGATCTATAGTGTGAGCAAAACAAATCTGCTCAGTGTTCAGCTGTGAAGCTTCCTGAAATAAACTATCATTACCATTAGTTGGCATTGCTTCTATCTTAGGTAACTGATCCTGGCTATTAGCAAAGAACGCTACAGCTTTACCTGCATTGGCAGCCCCTTTCATTCTATCAATAGTTTCTTTAATCATGTGCTTCTCTTCCTCAGACTGTGGCCTCTTAGGAAACATCATAGCAAAGGATGGGAAGATAGAGTTTTGAATATTAGACTTAGCAAAGTACGAAAGCTCTCCACTCAAAAATGCAAAGTTAAGACAGCTTGTATATTGTGGTAGTGAGTAGTGATCCTGCCCTATAGACTTAATCTCATAGCAGTATAGTTGCTCATAGTCTGAGTTAGCTATGTGGTATGGCTTTATCTCTTGTATGCCTATCCTACGTGACCAATCATCACAAATAAAGTACATTTTCTTATCAGCACTTACTCTCACTTTTTCAGGTGATACATTTTCTATTCTGCTAATCTTTTTGCCTTGACCATAACATATCTTAAAGTACACCCTATTGTGGATGATTAACTGCTTTGTAACAGCTTTAACAATATGCTTTAAGTTTATTTTTCTTTCAAAAGTATAAAGCTCTAATTTCTCTACAGTAGTTAGTAAATCAGTTTTAAGAGCAAAGCCACCACCTATGACAGCATTAGTCTTAAAGTCCACTATGGCCCCATGCAGTGGGCTAGCGTAGTACATCTGATTAAGCATGCTAGGATACAAGTTCTCAGCTCCGAAATTTATCCACATATTAGCAGAGTACCTACTATCTACATAAGGGAGTGTTAGGTTACCTGGTCCTACAGGCATAAATGGGGTTGAAAAGGATTGGTATCCCTCTACTACCTCAGGTGCAGTGTTTGCTGTCTTAAAAAAGTTTGAATACCATGCCATAATTAATCGTATATTGAGGTGCCTACTGGCCCACTTACCACCATTCTACCCTCTTCTATCACTACTCCTGTAGTTTGTGCAATAGTTAAAGGTAGTACGTATGGGGTTGAGCTTTGATAAATTTCATAAATAAATTGCCCTTGCTTTAAGATAATATCAACAGGCTCATTCAATACAAAAAGATTGTACCGTTCAGGGTATAAGCTAGTATCTGCAGTAGTAAATAGCTGATTAGTTGAAAGAGTGTTAAATTCATTTCTAAAAGCAAATAGATAATGAGGGGTGGGTACAGTAGTGACCTCTGTTAAGGTTAAAACTATTTGATTGACTACTCCCTGTTCAATGTATATCATACCTATATTAGATGTTGACTTCAAAATGTTTAGAAATAAAAAAAGCCCCACAATATGCAGGGCTAATTTTAGAGAGGCAATAGATTAAATCAAGCCTAAAGCAGTGTAAGCTGCAGGGCCACCTGCTAACTGTACCTCTAGTGCTAAGCTTTCATTTTCAGCTACCAAAGTAACTGTATATTTAGAGCCATCAGCACGAGCTGTACCTGATCCTTCACCTGTTGCAGTAAGCTGCAAGTATGGGAAGTACCAATATTTACCATTAGCATCTAATACTACACCTGAAAGGTACTGTTGCCCTGAAGCAAGTATCTTAAGAGCATTAGACTTAGCAGCTTCACGACGATGAAATACTAAATTGATTGTTTGAGTTACAAAAGTAGAACCATTGATTAAATCAGCAGCTTGCTCTTCTGTATAGTTTGATGTGTTTCTGCGAATGAAATAACTGTCAAACACTGTTAAAGCAGGTGTAACTGAAATAGCTGTTACCTCGTAGCTAGGGTAGGTAGTACTTGCAGTAACTACGTTGATATTATCTTGAGGGATAAACCATACTTGATAGATACCTCCACTGTTATTATCGCAACTTTTTTGAATGCCCTCGAGGGCTGTACATGTTGGCATGTTGTTTAAGTTTTATATAAAAGGGGTTGCCCCCCTCTATGAATTAATATTAAGATCCGAAAACGATATCAGTTGGATTAACATAGTTAAATCCTACTTTCATGTTAGCACGAGTTCTCAAGTAAGGCTCAGCAACAGTATCAGACAAGTTCACTGCACGTAGATCAGATGGATCAGACTCAGCATCAAACAAATAGATAAGATTATCTTTCAATGTAATTACCAAATGGTCATTACTCATACCTGGACAAAGTACAATTTTAACACCTAAGTAAGTTAAGTTAAGATCCTGAGTGATGTATGCATTAGTGTTACCACTAGCTACTCCTAATCGGTAGATGTTTACTAATTGTGTTGGTAAGTAGATACGTAGATCAGCAGTTCTAGAAGCTATAGTTGCAGGAACCAAAGCAAAAGCAGCTTGTAAATTAGCTAGCATTTGTGCAAAAGTAGGGTTTGGTGTCATAGCAGTGTAAGGAATAACAGCGATATCTCCTGCAAGTTGTACCTCGTAACCGTCACATAAAGCAAGAGCAGGGGTTAATGAACCTGTATCACCTTGCCATCTCAAAGTCTCAATAGATCCATTGATAGAGTTAGCCATCTCACTCCAGTAGAAATTCATAAAGTTAGCTACAGTGAAATCACCATTAGAACCTTGAGCCATTTGTAAAGATACAAAAGACTGCTCTAATTCAAACTGACAAATCTGAGCCATTGCAGATAGAGCACATACACTCATAATCTTTGCAGATAAAGTATCTGTAGGTGCAGTAAAAGCACAGTTAGAAGGCTGTAGGATGTCACCAAAAGTAACAGCTCCTAGAGCTACTTCAAATTTCACTGATGGTAAAGTACGAAAGTTATCTACTATGTCAGATGATCCTAAATAAGCCTGTGCATAGAATGCCTCAGCGTTAGGTGTTAGGGTTGCATTAGCCCCATTGTTTAAGTCAAATCTTAATTTTCTCATTGTTTGTTTTTTTTATTGATTGTTAAATTTAATTACGTTACTTAGTCTTTGTTGTACGCTTAAAGCTACAACCTCTTCTACCACCTCCTCTTCACTATCTACAGATAAAGCCTCTTCTAATTGTGCTTTAAGATCTGCTATCATAGCTACGATATTATTCACTTCTGCATCTAGGGCAGGCTTAACTATTGCTAGTATTGCCTCAGCATCTAGTACAGGATCTACAGCCATAGTCTCTTCTACTACTTCCTCCTCTTCTACTACTGTATCTTCAAGGGCTACCTCTTCTGAGGCCTCCACTAGTTCAGCATCACGTATCTCAGTAATCTCACCGTCTGTTACAACATAGATTTTACCCTCAATAGTGTGCTCTCCATCAGGTAATTTGTTCATATTTATTTTGGTTTTTAATTGTGTTACCTCTTTTAATTTCATACCTAAGTATCCCTCAATGCTGAAGCCTACCTGGTCATTATCTACCAAATGATTATAGTACTCAACATCAGTTACCTGTGCTGTTACCATTAGGGTACCTGTAGGTACTTCTATACCAAATGATGAGTAAGCTTTATCTTTTGTAGGGTTGTCTACTATCCAAGCTTCAAGTACATAAGCAGGTACAGTCTCAGTGGTGTCATGCTCTAAATTGAACAGATCCTTATTAGACATGTCCTTCATAAACTTAGAATGAATTTTCTCAATCTCTTCTTTGCTGAATGATACATAGTACTCTTTGCCATCCTCATCATCTTTCCTATAGATCTCCATAGGTATAAGAGCAGGTGCTACAATACGATACTTAACATTATCTTTGAATATCATTTGCTTAACCTGAGAATTGAAAGCCATACCCATAACTTTGATAGCAGGAGTAGATGTAAAAGCTATTTGTTCTATGCCTAAGTCCTCCCCATTTTCAGAGTATTCAGGATCAATAGTAATTTTGTAAATAGGTAAATTATCTTTTGCCATACCTATATTATATTATTTGTATATTTGTTCTAAAATTAAAAACTATGATAACTATTTTAGGCAGGGATATCCCTAACCACCTTGACGAGCTGACAGTAGAGCAGTTTGAAGTAATTACTGAATTAAGTAACAATAAAGAGCTAGATGCAGTAGATAAGCACTTGCAGATCTTTGCTAGCTTAGGCATCCCTGAGAGTGAATTTCATGATGTAGACGTGGCTGATTTCATTGAGTACACTAACCAGTTTAACACTATCCCTGAGGTAGACTACCCTACCATTTCTCAAATAGAGTTAGCAGGATACAGCTATACAGCTGAGTTAAAAATGACAGTTAGAGATACTAAGCTTATTGAAAAAATAGCAATTAATAAACCTAAAGGATATATCTCAGATGTGTTAGCAATTTTCTTTAAGAGGGATGATCTTACTTCCACTGAGCACTATGCTGAGGCTCACCTTAAACTTAAGGCAAAATTGATTAAAGAGCTTAAGGCTAATGTAGCTATCCCTTACTTGCTATTCATTACTAACAAGCTAGCTAAACAAGTAGAAGATGTTACTGCCGAAGCAGTGGAGTGATATCACTCTTGAACAGTTTATTGAGATATCTGAAATAGACAAAAAGCAAGGAGCTAATGGTTACAATAGTGACCTATTGGCCATTGTTACTGATATGAGTTATGATGAGATAGATGAGCTAGATATAGATGAGTTAATTGAAATGGTAGCTGATTTTAAGTGGTCCAATACACAACCATCTAAACAATATAAGCATGAGCTCCTAGGGATGCAAATCAAACCATTATCTAAGCTGTGCCTCTTTGAGTACATAGACCTGGACTATTACTTTAATGATAACTACCACACAAACCTAGATAAGATATGTGCTATCCTTTACAGGCAATCTAAGGTCAATGAATGGGGTGAGGTAGTCTTAGAGACTTATGATTATGATATACACCTAAGAGCTGAGAAGTTTTTAGATCTACCAATTACTGAGGTGTATGGGATAGTGGCTGAGTTTCTAAAGTTCAAACAAAATTTTTTAGATGTTTATTCTAATCTTTTCAATGAAGCAGAGGATGAGCTTACTGAAGAGGATAAGGCAGCAATGGAGCCTGAAGAGATTAAAGAAATAGAAAAGGAAGTAAAGTCTAACAAGTGGAGTTGGGAGAGAATGATATACGGTCTTACTGATGGGGATATAACCAAAACGGAAGCAGTGGGAGCTCTACCACTTACCTATGTGTTTAATATACTAGGCATGAAAAAAGAATTAGACATCTAGAGCTCCCCCTTGTTGAAAGCTTGGAGGTGCATAAAGTGCCTCAAAAGTGTAGACTAGTTTTTGATTTTTTTCTGCTACTTTGATAGCATCTAACAATGGATATTCTTTTAGCAACCACTCAAGATATTGATCATATATTTCAGAAGTTATACCTGCATCTGCTAAGGCAATGGTAAATTGAGATACGAAATCTCGTGGAGCTATACTCCCTCCATTAGGCCCATATTGATTAGCAGTCTGAGGCACACCATTATTCAAAAAGATAAAGTAATAAGCTGCGACTATTTGTATCTCTAATTTTTCAAAGCCTGTAATCTTTGCATTAATTCTAATAGAGCTTACTAGAGTTCCTTCAGGATCTGCTAGCTCAGCATCTACTATCCTTTTAAGTAACGCAGCCATCCTTCTCCTAGTAGGATATAGCACATTAAATTCTCCGTTATTAGCGTATGCCATATTAGCACTGTTACTTTGATTTAATCAATTCTACAAATGCGTCCCAAATTGCTTGTTCTGCCTCTGATAAATCAGAATAGATTACTTCTACTTGAGATGCAGGCATAAACTCTGCTCCATACTGTGCCAATGCTCGAACATAAGGAGCTGTAGTTTCTTGTACTACTATTTGTTGTAAATTTTCCATAATTTTTAAATTGTTATATTACCTTGTAAATCATTTGTATTAAGCATTCCTTGTGTTATATTAGCATTAATTGGGGTTGTTGAAACTCCAAAAGCATTGTGTGCATATTTAGTGGTTAGTGCAGATGCAGCATTCAAACAATTTGCACTTGCGTTAGTGACCTCAACAACGCATTGTATAACTTGAGTATTGTTTCCTAATATTGTAATTCCGTGTCCTGCAGCATTATTCCATCTGCAAATGGCTTCAGTATTAATAATTTTGCAGCCTGAAGTAAGATTGGCTTGACTAATGGCAACTGCTGTAGTAGCTATAGCTTGACAGCTTCTTAACTCAGCTATAGTTGCTCCTGCATTTTCCATCCTAATACCAGCATTAGCTGTAGAGTACCCATTACAATTATTTAAAACACTATTAATATTATAAATACCATAGGAAGCAGTTGAATAACCTTTCAGTCCTATGTTTGTAGTATTACTTTGTATTAAAATACCAGCACCAGCTGTAGAGTACCCTGTTGAATTAATTGCTACTGCAGCACTTCCAATAGATATTCCTACATCCCCTCCGCCATATCCAGTACAATTTTGAATTAATCCACTTGAAGCAGTAATACCTCTATTCAATGCACCATATCCAACACAATCAATTATTTTTCCTTGGCTAACTAAACCATCAGCTCCATAGCCATATCCTACACATTTTATAGCTGTTCCGTTAGCTTCAACTGTTATTCCTCCCCCATTTAAACTTCTTGCAGTTGTATCATATAATTGTCCATTTGTTACTGTAATGCAAGGATTATACCCCTCAGCATATACTCCAAAGATTTGAGCCCCAGCGTTGTTGATAGTTAAGCACCTCATATTAGTTGCACCACCAATTAATTTTGTACTGTAACATTTGATAATTGTTGCACCTGTAATATACATACAAAGAGTATTAACAGACGAAGCTGTACCTCCCAATCTTTTTATGATAATATTTGATATTGAACAATTTACAGCAGCAGCATTGTCTTGAATACAATTTGCAGTTCCTGCTACATTAAGCGTATAGGTATGCCCATTGCCATTAATATTAACACCATCTTTTAGATTAATACTTATATTTGTTGTTTCAGTTACATCAGCAAACATCTCAATGGTTTGACCACTAACTGCAGCTGCCATAGCTAAAGTAAATGTAGCATAGTAAGTATATACTCCTGATGTATTAGCTATACCAAAGATACCACTTGGAAAAGTTATAGCACTAACAACATTAGCACCTGTTAAAGATTTAGTGTCATAAGTTACACCGTTGAAAACGGATACTTCTAGTAAATCAGTACCTGCTAATGCACTGCCTTTTGGTGTTAATTGACTTATTTTTTTGTTTGCCATTATCTATATTTTTATATTATTTCCGTTACTCTTTCAGCTATACCATCCTCAGTATATCTACTATCTGATGCCTCAGTAATTCTATCGTCACTAAACACAGGCCCTGCTGATACTGCTAACCATTCCTCTATCCAATTAAGACTAGTGCTAGGACCACCTAACTCTATTACTATATCTTGAATGTAATTATTAGATAAAGCAGCGTTGCCACCTACAGCATCTAAGATGTCTCCCATTAAATTGTTAGAGATGGTTGTATTCACACCGTAGTAATCAGCTATACCAATTAGCAGGCTGCTATCATCATAACCTGTTACTCCTAAATTAACTGATATATCTTTT